TACTACAAGAAACTATACAATAAACTCCACTACTACATCGCTGTCTGTCTTCTCACAGTAGGACCAGCGTTTGCAGAAGGAGATACAAATAATAGTTCTAACCCTGTAGCTGCGGCTACGGGTAACGTGACGAATCAGGCGGTGCAATTCCAAAACAATGGAGCACCGTCTCGTCAAAACTATGGTCCTAACATATCATGTAATGGATCAACAATGACATTTAGTCCATTCTATATGGGCAACGATACCTCACCGTATGACGATGAAGGTTATGTTATATCAGAAAACTGGGGGTTTCAGATTAACTTCTCAGTACCTCTAGATAAGCGTGGTCTTGAGCAATGTAGAGAGATTGCCAAGCGTCAAGAGGAAAAGATGAAACTAGATTACGAGCTTGTACGAGCACTTAAATGTGCAGAACTACAACGTCAAGGTTTTACTATAAGACCGGGTACACGTGTAGCTTTTTTATGTCAAGACATCGTACCTATACAGTCACTACTACCACCAAAACCAAAAGAAAAGAAATTTAAACTATTCTAATGAGTACATTATCAAGAATACTAGCAGAACGTGAAGAAGCTGCTAAGAAAGCTGCAACTAAAAAAAAGAAAGCAGCTGCTAAGAAAACCACTACAACCACCGAATCATGATTACATTAGTTAAACCAATCTTATTTGCCTTTATTAAAACTACAGCAGTTAAAGAACTGATAGTCAAATTACTAGAGGCATACGCAAAATCTACAGATAATACAGTAGATGACAAGCTAGTTGAGCTAGTTAAAAAAAACCTATTAGGAGAATAACATGGCAAAGTCGGGTGCATCTAAGGGTGCAAAGAAAACTCCCCCAACAGGCAGCTTAAACGTAGCTAGTGCTAACTTTTTTGGAGTGCCTAAAGACGTAAGAGAAGCTTCTAAAAGACAGTATAAAGCAGGCAGCCCCGGTGCTGAACCCTATACACAAGAAGATAGGGAAACTATCATGAACTACTACAAGAAGAAAAACAAAAAAGGCAAAGCATAATGGATGAACTAAAGAAACTACCTAGGAAAGCAACAGAAGAAACCTTTAATGAGCTACACTATCTTGTTACAGAGGACTTTTTACATAGAATAAAGAGTGGAGAAGCGACTACACAAGATTTAAAAGCAGCTTGCGATTGGCTAAAAACCAACGACATAACAGGTGTTGCCTACGATGGTAGTCCTTTAGACAAACTAAACAAACTTCTACCTACTGTTGACCCATCTCTTGTAAAGAGGAAAGTATATGGCAAGCAAAACTTCTAAGTATTACAAGAAGAACCCCAAGGCTGCCGCTAAAAGGCGTAAGCAGCAACGGAAATATAACAAAACCAAAAAAGGTCTAGCAATTAGAGTCAATGCAAACAAACTTAATCGAAAACTTGGAACATATGGCAACCGTGACGGGTTGGATGCCGCCCATTATAAGGGTAGTAAAACCCGTGGCAGATTACAAAAGCCATCAAAAAATCGACGTAGCAGACTCAAAATTAAAAAATGACCCCATTACTACCAAACCCTGATCACTATTTACACAATTTAATAACCATGACAAGTTCAGATTCTAAACGGCTCTGGAGAAGAGCTATCAAAGAGCACTTCAATTGTACATGTGTTTATTGCGGAGAAACTTATGATTTACAAAAACTCACCATTGACCACGTACGTCCAAAATGTAGGGGCGGAGAAGATGTGGCAACAAATGTTGTACCGTCGTGTAGGAGATGCAATCAGGAAAAAGGTAGTAAAAACTGGAGAGACTGGATGAGGTCGACATTCGGCATCACAGATAGAGAACAAACTATTTTATCACATATAAGATGACAGACGATGATCGTAAAAAACGTGATGAAGCCCGAAATCGAAAGAAGAATCGGAACAATCGACGTAAACTAGACAGAATAGAAGCTAAAAAACGTACTGAAGAAGGTAAGGTAATTAACGAAACTACCAATCAAGGTAAGATAGTTGATGAAGAAACCATACAGAAAAACAAAACTGGTGTAGAAGCAGCTAAAGAAAAAATAAGTGGTACTGAAGAGCCTGCTGGTCTTGAGGATGAAGTTAACAAACAAAATCAAGAAGTATTTGATGATGCTATTAACCCTAAAGATCCTAACACTCTAGAAGAAGAGCTTAAAAAGAAAAACGTAAGAGGTCAGTACGTTAAACGTGAACGAGACTCTGACGGTTTTTTAAGAATTGCAGGGCAGGGACTACAAGTCTTTGGCGAGACTATGGATAAAGTTGACCAAGCTGTACTCGGTAGAATAGGCTTTGGTGATAAAAACTTATACACAGCTCGAAGAGGTATTATTGATGGTCTAAGCGAGAGACATGTAGCTTTAGCGTTATTAGGCGAATTTTTACTGCCTGATACAGTTGATCTAGCTACATTTGGCTTAGGATATATACCAAAACGCTTTCTTAAAACACCTAAGTTACTTAAAGCATGGGCTAAATCTACCAAAGCTGCTACTAGAGCAGAGGCAGCTGAAGATGCTATTGGTGCATCCCTGTTAGGTGGTAGACCTAGGCTTGCACAAAGAACTGTAACTAATGAATTAGGTGACGAGGTATTTGACAATGTAGTAAATGCTAATAAAGCTACTCAAAGACCAGCTGTAAAACCATTAACAACACCAGAAAAACAGAAAGTAGCAATACTTGCTGGTAAAGGTGACGCACTTGATTTAGATGCTGCTGTTCGTGGCCCCGGTCTAGAAGGTAAACCCGGAACACCTAAGTATTCACCTACTGTTCGTAAGGAAACTACTCGAATAGACAGAAATTTAGTAAATGAATTACAATCTAAGTATGGTGGTACAGATTACCATGTAAAAGCATTTTTAAAACAGCAACAAGGTTTTCTGCGTCAAGTAGAAGAAGCTAGATCTGCATTAAACAAAGAGTTTAAATTATTAGATTTTGGATTTGGATTTGATGACATGATAGAAGCACTTGAAGGTTTTAATGATTATATGAAAGGTTTAGGTTCATCACGTGCTATGGCTGCTATTGGAAAAGTTAAACCTGATATAACACCAGATGAAATGATGAACTTCTTTGAAAAATTGCGTGTTGATTCTGGTGCGGTAGATATAGGTCATAAAATTGCTGCTAAAAATCACTATAGACTAGGACAAAAAGGTGCTAACTATGCAAGTAACTTAGAACTTGAACCAGCTAGAAACCTTGTTGAAATTAGCTTGGATAGACGTAGAAACGAAGTTGTTAAATTAGTCGAGAAGGGTAACAGAGCTCGTGGATCTCGAAAAGATTTACCTACACTAATGCACCAAATGATGGGTACATCTAAAAATATAGATGAAGAATATCTTAAATTTTTACATCCTGAGTTAGATGACTTTCTTACAGAAATACTACCAGTAGAATTGCATGACGATTTTCAGCAGTATGTAATGGAAGCATTAGAAGCTCACAGAAGGTATGGTATACAAGATTTTAATGACTACATAGAAGAAGTATGGGGGTTTGACTTTGGTGGGTTTAAAATGTTACCAAAACAAAGTCAGAAATCAGTGAGAGAAAGTTTTAGAAATCAAAAAGGTATGGTACATGGACAGCAACAGTTGGATATGTATAATAAACCTTTTAAAGATGAAGGTTTAATGAAAGAAAATTACAACCACGCTAAACTAAGAAGAAATCCATTATACCCTAGAGGTTATCGTAATGGTTACCATGAAAGCTGGATAGAAGAAATAATTAATGATTATTTAAATGACTCAATGGAAGCTAGAGAGCTAGGTCTACTAGATACGTTTTTAAATGATAAAACAGCTAGAGGCTTTGGTGCTGGTACGGTAAATATTACTGGAGATACTGGTGCAGGCATTAGAAAAATAGGAGAAGAAATTATTGACGAAAATCCTATTAAACAAGCCTACAGAAGAACATTTACTGATAATGAAATTCTAGAAAAAAGAGCTAGACAAGGTAGAGGCAGACCTAAAGGAAAGAAAAACAAACCTAAATCATGACCGAAAAAAATTCTCTAGCCTTATTACAGCAAGACTTTAAGTTGTTCTTGCAAGCGTTGTGGCATGAATTACATCTTCCACCGCCTACGAGGGCTCAATATGCGATTGCAGATTACTTGCAGACTGGTCCCAAGCGACTACA